GGGGCCGAATAAGTCGCGACGAGTCCCCGAGCGTAAACACTCCGCACCACGGTAACCGCTGAAGCTTCAGAATTGCCCTAGGTCGCGTTTTCAAAACCAAGGGATACTCCCGCGATGGTCAAAAAATCAGAGGCACCTTAAATCGCCTCCTAGCGCGTCACCAAACCCGAAACACTCATCTCCGATGACAGGCCTCCAATTTACGCTCGAAAACCTGCCGCCAAATCTCATGCGCTGGACCGTGTCGAGACTGCGTGCCCGGACCGTCTCCCCGGAGCAGGTTGCCTCCCAGTTCTACCCCAACGAAAGCGACCCGCGGCGCAGGGTCGTGATCGAAGGACTTCGCGAACTGTCAACGATGCCAGAAGCCAAACTCCCGGAGTGCGTCCGATGACACAGGCCGACTACGCCAGAGCCGCAGGGCTGACCCGAGGAAGGGTGAGCCAGTTGGTCAAAGCCGGGATGCCGCTGACCTCCAAGCAAGCCGCAGACGAATGGCGAGGGATGTCCGCGCAGCAGAGGTCCGCACCGGCACAAGCCAACGCCGGACCATACCGGCCACCAGAAGCTCAAGCTCCTCCGGATCCGACAGCGATCTCTGCGGACACTCCGGAGGGAGCCTACGAGCGGCAGCGCAACATCGAGCGAGCGGCCTATGATCTGGCCGAGAGATCACTCCAAGCCGGTCGACCGGATGCTGGACGTCTGGTTTCGATCCACGCTCAAGCCGCACGCAATCTCACCCAAGCGCGGCAGGAGGTCCTCGATCTATCCGAGCGGGAACGCTCTCTGGTTTCCGGAGATTGGGTGCGGAAGGTCATCTCAGAGCACGATGGGGCAGTGGCGTCCCTCATTAAGGCGATGCCTAGGCAACTGGCTGGCAGAATCTCTCCGCATGATCCGGAACACGCAGAGGTTGAGCTGACCAAATGGGTGGAGGACGTGTTCCTCAAAACGCTGCACTCAACCAACCCGTGGAAATCTTGAACGACCTACAGCGCGACATCCTTGAATTCAGACGTCAGCAGTACCGCCCGACTCCGCGGCAGACCGTCGTCGAGTGGAGCGAATCCAACCTCAAGCTGACGCAGCGGCAGACGGAGCACCCGGGACCGTTCACGACTAGCATTCGACCCTATACGCGGGAACCAATGGAGGCTTGGAAGGATCCTTCGGTCTCGGAATGCACTCTCTGTTGGGGATCCCAGACCGCGAAGACTACTACGCTGATGGCTGGTCTGGCGTGGCTGATCGACAACGAGCCTTGTCCGGCCCTGTGGCTGATGCCGACCGAGAACCTCGCGAGGTCGTTCTCGAAGTCTCGATGGCTCCCAATGCTCGAGGATTCCCCGGCGATGGTGGCGCACTTTCCGGCGGACAAGGACAAACTCACGAATCTTGAGCAACACTTCGACCGATCGACGTTGACGTTTGTCGGCTCGAACTCCCCTGCAAACCTAGCCAGCCGCCCGGTCCGGGTGCTGATCGCCGACGAGGTCGACAAGTTCGCTTCGGCATCCGAAAAGGAAGCGGACGCCTTGGACCTCGCAGAGCAGCGACTCAAGGCTTTCTCGTCCTCAAAAGCCTTTCTGACATCAACGCCAACGGTAACGGAAGGCCGAATCTGGCAGCGATTTCTTCGTGGGGATCAGCGCCGGTTTTACGTTCCGTGCCCACACTGCAAGGTGCCTATAAAGCTCGAGTGGCGGCAGGTCAAATGGGACGAGAACGCAAAGCTCGAGGACGGCAAGTGGGACTTCAGCCGTGTCCGCGCTTCGGCTCGGTACGAGTGCCAGCTCTGCAAAGGTAACATCTCAGACGCGCAGAAGGTGGCCGCGCTTCGGTCCGGTGTCTGGGTCGCAGAGAACAAGGGGGCGCTCCCCGGGGTACGATCCTACCACCTGTCGAGCCTCTACAGCCCGGACCGCAAATGTACATGGGGCCACCTCGCCGTTGCATTCCTTGAGGCAAAGGGCTCGCTGCTGGGACTCCAAGGTTTCATCAACGGCAACTTGGCTGAGCCATGGGAGAACCAGTCAGCGCCAAGGCAACGGGACGAGATCGTTGTGGCTGGAGCGGAAGCAACGGACGAGAAGTCGATCAAATTCATGACGGTCGATTGCCAAGCGACCAGCCCGCACTTCTGGTTTGTCGTCCGAGCATGGGCTGACGATGGATCGTCCCGGACTCTCGACTCGGGATCTCTGGACACTTGGCAAGACGTCCGGGACAAACAGCTTGAGCACGGAGTGCAGGATGTCCATGTCGTGATCGACTCCGGCTATGATGCCCCAGCGGTTTACGCGGAGTGCCTGCGCTACGGCAGGTTTGCAAATCGCGCCGGACGAGTTCCCCTTTGGATCGGCTGGATGCCTTCCAAGGGGATGCCGCGCCGGGGATGGCGAAACGCGAAGAGTGGCGTGGACGAACCGTTCTTCCTTCGCGGGATTGACCCTCGGGTTGGTGACAACGCAGGAAGGCAGGGATCGCTCGAGCTGAAGCTCCTCGAGTTCGGCACTGACGTGACCAAGGACATCCTCGAGCGCCTTCGCCGCGGAGGAACGGCAGTTCGATGGGAGGTCGTTGAGAAGGCTGCCAGCACCGACTACTGGCGGCACATGGACTGCGAACAAAAGATCGCCCGCCTATCTAGTGCTACAGGACGAACGACGTGGACATGGCTGCCGAGGTCATCTAAATGGCCGAACCACCTCTTCGACTGCGAGGTCATGCAGGTCGCCGCCGCGCTCTTCCACAACCGACTCCGACTCACCGCCGATGCAGGCTGAACTACACACCGTCAAAGAACTCGCCGGGCTGCTCAAGCGAGCTACGTCCTACGTCTACGCGATGAGAGCGCAGGGCTTCGAGATGCCGGGAGGCCGAGCGACACTCCAGCAGGCTGTCGACTGGCTCCGAGAGAACCCACACCCCCGGCAGAACAAACGGGATAGAACGGACAGCGGCGAGTGATTTGACCGGTCGACAGATCGGACTCTAGGCTTCCGGATTAGAGCGTGGCCGCCTCGACGCCATTCGTCCGTAGTTATCTTCGCAACCTCTGGGCTGAAGCCCAAGCTGCGAATCTGACGCTGCTCGCAAAACTGACGGCTGTAAACGCGTCGGCGGTCACATCCGTTGCGTCTGGCAAAGTCCTCCAGAGCACGTCCGGAAATGGCCGTAGCGTCACCTTCCAAGTCAACGCTACTGAGGGTGTCACTCCTACCGAACTGGTGGAGATGCTCGACCGCCTCATCAATCTCTACGATGCCGCGGTGGCTGCTGGGAACGCGACGGACTCGGCTAGATACGCTTACATGCTCGCAGCGCTCCGGCCTGTCACGGCGTATCACTCCAAGTTCCAGACTTTGCTCCGATGACTCTTTCTCAACGCATCGCCGCGGCTGTCCGGTTCGTGGTTTCACCGAAGGCCCGATATGAGGGAGCCCGGCACTCAACCAGCCGCTCAACGCTTCACGGAAGCGTGCAGGCCGCTCGGTATGACATTGACCCCTACACCCGCTACGAGCTGGTCCGTAGGTCGCGCTATTTCGAGCGGAACAACGCCTTCGTCAATCGACTCGCCGACCTCTTCGAGCAGTACACCGTTGGGCAGGGCCTCGCCTTCTTCCCGGCTTCGCAGGACACTGCGTGGAACGCTTCGGCTCTTCAGTATTGGCGAGACTGGACTAAGTTTGCCGATCTCAGTTCGCGCCTTTCGTTCGGGACGCTTCAAGGCGTTATCGCTCGTTCGCTTTTTGTGGACGGCGAGATCTTCGTTTTGCTGACCCGCGGTGAGACCGGAAACCCACGGATCCAGCTAATCGAGTCCCACAGGGTCGAGACTCCTCCGGATGCTAAGGGCAACGTCATCGACGGCGTTGAGATCGACAGCCGGGGACGCCCAGTGGCCTACCACATCGCCACCGAGGACGCCCGAAAGATCAAGACCTACAGCCGCGCCGCTGCGGAATTTGTGGTCCACATATTCGAGCCCGGACGCCCCGGCCAGTACCGCGGACTCCCAGCGCTATACCCAGTCATGAACGACCTTCATGATCTGGATGACCTGCAGCTCCTCGAGATGCAGGCCGCAAAGGACGCGGCGCAGGTGCAACGCGTCATCAAGACCTCGACCGGGGAGGTCTCCGACGACGATCTCATTCGCGGAACGGTCACCGGATCTGACAACGTCGAGCGCTCGAGCTATTACAAGGACGTCTTCCAAGGATCTGCCGTCGTGCTCAAACATGGCGACGAGTTTCAGCAGTTCGCTGTCGAGCGCCCAAGTGCCGCGACGAGCGGATACTGGGACTACCTAACGGCAAAGGTCTGCGCTGGCGTAGGCATCCCGAAGGAGATCGTCCTCCCGTCCTCGATGCAGGGGACCTCGATGCGATCCGTTTTGGACATCGCAAACTCGTTCTTCCGGTCGCGTTCCTCGGTGATCGCCGACCATCTCAAACGCGTTTACGAGTACGTGATGGAGGTCGGCATCCAAACCGAGCCTTTCCTGCAGCCAGCGCCGTCGGATTGGTATCGGTCCAACTACCGATCACCGCGAGCCATCAACGTCGACGTTGGGCGAAACTCCGCTGCTGCGGTTGCCGAGTTCAAGACAGGAATGCGGACTCTCCAGTCAATCTACTCTGAGACCGGCGAAGACTGGCGCGAGCAACTGCGGCAAAAGGCGGCAGAGATTGCCTATGCCCGCGATCTTGCCGAGGAGTTCAGCATCGACCGCGCCGAGATCATGACGCTCGATCCGAACGAGTTGTCATCGAACAACGCAGCCAACACCACCGAATGAGCACTTGGTTCCATATCAAAGCGAAGGCTGAGGCCGAGGCGGACGTCTTTCTCTACGACGAGATCGGTGGATTCGGCGTAAACGCGCGAGATTTCATCTCTGAGATCCGCGCCAGTGGTGCGAAGAAGATCAACCTGCGGATAAACTCCCCGGGCGGATCCGTGTTCGACGGGCTAGCGATCTACAACTTCTTGAAGGAGCAGGACGTCACCGTGCAGGTCGATGGTCTCGCTGCTTCCATCGCCTCGATCATCGCGATGGCTGGGAAGGAAGTCCGGATCGCAAGCAACGGGTTCCTCATGATCCACAACCCTTGGGGTGGCGCGATGGGCGACTCCGAGGAGATGCGGCAGACTGCTGATTTGCTCGACAAGATCCGGGACAGCCTCGTTGGCACCTACGCCAAAAAGACCGGCAAGGACGCTGAGACGATCAAGCGGTGGATGGACGAGGAGACTTGGTTCTCTGCCGAAGAGGCTAAGGAGAACGGCTTCGTCGACACGATCACGGACGAGGTAGCGTTTTCGGCTTCTGTCCGCTCATTCAAGAAAGCACCTGCAATCTTGAACAAGCCGAGCACTACAGCCCCGGATGCCGCAAAGCGTGCTTTCCGAAAAGGCATTCAGCAGGTGGAGGACGGAAAAGCCGGTGACGGTCTTGAGCCTGCGACTGTCAAAGAGGCTCGCGCGCTCGCTGACGGTGAGACTCCGACAGAGGCCAAGGTCCGAAAGGCCAACCGCTGGTGGGCTCGCAACGAGCGTTTCCTCGATGCCGAGTCCGACAGTCCTGCTGACGTCTCCGCCAACCTCTGGGGAGGTGCTGCTGGCCGTGATTGGTTCCGCGCTAAGTACGCAGAGCTGGAGCTGCAGGAAGACGACGACGATCTCAACGACAACAACAACACAGACATGGAAAAACTTCTCAACGCACTGGCTGGGGTCGGGCTCGTCCCGTCTGCTCAGATCGACGAGGACGCTGCAGTCGCTGCGTTCACCGCTGCTTTCGCTTCGGTCACCGAAACTCACAAGACCGCAATCGAGGCTCTGACCTCCGAGCGTGACGCGCTCAAGGCCAAGCTCGACGAGGCCGCCAAGGTCGAGATCTCTAACAAGGTCGAGACCGCTATCAAGGAAGGCCGCATCAAGTCCGACTTGAAGGACCAGTGGATTGCTCAGATCTCTGCCGACTCTTCCGCGCTGGAACTCCTCAACTCGATCTCTGCCCCGGTCATCGGAGCCGAGCCGGTTGGGGCTCCTGCCGCCAAGACTTCCGTTGACCTCCGCGCTGAGTTCGACGCGATCACTGACCCCAAAAAGCGCTCCGCTTTCTGGTCCGCTAACAAGGCCCAGTTGCTGAAGAAGTAACCTCAACAAACACACAACATGCCCAATACCCTCGACTCCGGCCTAAATGGGACGCTGATCTCCCAAGCGGGCCTCGATGCCTTCGTCGGTGCTTTTGCTCCGATGCAGGCCTTCACCACTGACTTCGATCCGGCCCCGGCCTCGAAGTCTGACACGATCCAAGTGCCATACGTTCCGGCTGCTTCTGCCGCCGCTGACTTCTCCGGCACCTACACCCGGCAGGACTCGACCCTCAACAAGCGCACGATCACGCTGAACAAGCACAAGTTTGTGTCTTGGTATCTCAGCGATGTCGCCATCGCTAAGAGCCCCGCGGTTGCTCTCGAGCGCTTCGGCATGCAGAAAGGCTACCAACTCGCGAAGGCTGTTTTCCAAGACATCCTTTCGGCTGTGACCCTCGCGAACTTCGGCGCTGCCGCTCACACTGGTGTGGCCGCGAACTTCGACTTCGCCGACGTGATCGACATCAAGCAGGCCTGCGACGCCGCTGACATGCCCGAGGCTCCTCGGTCGCTGGTGCTCGGCTCGTCCTACTACAACGCGCTCCTCAAGGACTCCGTTATCAAGGACGCGTCCGCTCTCGGTGCTACCGCCAACCAGACCGGCAGTCTCCCGAACCTGTCCGGATTCATCACCTACCGCTCCAGCTTGGTTCCCGCGAACGCTGAGAACCTCGTTGGCTTCGCCGCCTACCCGAGCGCGATCGTGACCGCCATGCGGTATCTCCAGCCCTCTGGCCGTAGCCAAGACGGCGTGTATCGCCCCGTCGCTGACGAGAACACCGGCATTACCCTCGGTTACCGCGAGTTTTACGACAACGACAAGGGCGAGGTCGTGGCGGTGCTGGAGGCGTTCTATGGCTACGCACTCGGCGAAGCGTCAGCGCTCAAGCGTGTCATCAGCGCCTAATCGCCATGCGCTCCGCAATTCTGATCGCTGACGGCAAAGTGGTCCTCGGACCCTCTCCGGCCTCTGAGGTCGAAGCGGAGTTCAAGGCGACCGTGCAGCTTGGCGGGAACGGATGCAGCGTCATCGAGCTGTGGTCTGAGGACCGCGGTTGCGAGCGCAAGCAGAAGTTCGCCTCTGCTCCCAAGACGGCTGACAAGCCATCGAAGAAGAAGAGCTGACATGAACATCGCAGACACGGCACTCGCGCAGGGATTTGACGGATTGCTGGCAATCGCCGGTGACACCGTCACGTTCCGCGGAGTGTCCGTGTCTGCGGTTGTCGACTGGACGCCATTCGATGAAAAGCCTCCCGGAGCCAACCTCCCGGACTTCGACGAGCAGTCCACCAGTCGAATCGAGATAAAGACCAGTTCCGTGGCGTCGACTCCGATCGTCGGCGAGATCATCACGACCACTGGCCCGGTTTATCACCGAATCGCCAAGGTGAAGTTCAACGGGTCCGCGTGGATCCTTGAGTGCGAGGTGAACTTGTGACCGTGACCTTCCAGACGAACCTTGATCGGTTCAACGACGCGCTCTCCGATTACCTTGCGGTGACACGCCTGTCGACGCAGGAGGCGGTTGCGAAGAAGTCGGCGGACTTTGCGTTCCGTTTGAGCACGAAGATGAAGTCCTTTTCCCCGGGGAAAGGCGTCATTCGTGCCGAACGATTGGCCGCATTAAAGTCTGGAGAAGGCGTCAAGATTCGCCCGTCAGCTTGGGAGCGAGCCTACAAGACGCAGGGCGTTTCGCAGGACATCAAGACGCGCAAGTTCGCGTTCAATCGTCGCGGCAAAACCTACGGATCGAAACGGATCAAAGGTGGCAAGCGCTTGAACCTCCAAGCGATCGCCGTTCAGAAGGAACTCAACATCCGCGAGAGTGGCCGAGGGTTCCTCGGATACGCCACAAGGCTGAAGAGCGTCATCCAGAAGTTCGCGATCAAAGACGACATCGACGTCTATCGGATGCTTCTCGATCGGTACAACCGATTCCTGTCGTCTGTCGGTTTCAAGACCGATGCCGACAAGGCCGAAATGACTTTCAAGTGGGGCGGCAACAAATCTTCCGGCGAGATCGCTGTCGCACTGCAAAAGCCAAAGCAGCAGACCGCAATCGCCCAAGCCTTGGACGAAAGCCGCGCGGATATGCTCGAGTACATCCTCAAGCGCCAGAACCGCGCCAAGGCACCGCTGCGCTCAA